CCTGGCCGCCGATCCTGGTGCCGGTGGCCTGGCCGGCCACGGTCCGCAGCTGGTCGACGCCGATCCTGGTGCCGGTGGCCTGGCCGGCGATCCTGGTGCCGGTGGCCTGGCCGGCCACGGTCCGCAGCTGGTCGACGCCGATCCTGGTGCCGGTGGCCTGGCCGGCGATCCTGGTGCCGGCCGCGGTCCGCGGCTGCTCGGTGCCGATCCTGGTGCCGGTGGCCTGGCCGATCCGGCCGGCCACAGAACGGATCGCGCCGCGGGATGTTTGCCATTAAAAAGGCCGGCGCTTGGCCCGCGGACCGCGTTCCCGGATCCGGCCGGCCATGCTTCCAAAACAAGTCCCGACGGCCAGGATCGCGCGCTTTGCGTGGGCTTGGTGCTGTTTTGGTGCTGTTTGAACGTACAAAAGGCGCCCGCTGGCAGCAGCCTGGCCAGCGATCCGGGTGCCGGTGGCCTGGCCATGGTCCGCAGCCTGGCCAGCGATCCGGGTGCCGGTGGCCTGGCCATGGTCCGCAGCTGCTCGGTGCCGATCCGGCCGGCCGCGGGCAGCGGATCGGCGTCGCCGGCGCGGTGCGCGTACAGTGGACGCGCGCCAGGCGGGGGGGGGGGTTCGGCGCGCAATGCCGTCGGACCTACTAAATGGGTAGTGCCAGAAAATTTTATTAGCCAAAGGGGGCCGTCTGTGCGGCCGCACGGCAGCGTTACACGCATTAAGGCGGGTGATTGGGTTGCCGCATGGTTTAAAAGCAATACAGATCGAATTCGTAGGCCGTAGGGCTGTAAAAAAGAAGGGGCGAATTATGGGAAAATGTAGCGAATGCGGCGACATTATTCCGGTGTTCGACGGCCGCGAAACGCTTTGCGCCAGCTGCAAAAACCCCCTCCCGCCTTCGCTCGGCGGCATCGGATCCGGCCATTATGAGGATGATATGGACGGACCATCAGGAACATGGGGGTTAATTGTGCGGCTGTACGAGGCCGGTACACGCGGCTTCTTATGAAAGATTTGAAGACCTACAGGGAAAGGGGAAAAAATGGACGTTATCTATTCAGAAAAAAAACTGGCTGAAATTATCGGTATATCCCACGCTCTCATGCGCAAGGCGCGCAAGGAGCATCTGGAAACCGGTGACTATGGACTTACCCGGTACGGCAATCGGCAAGTGATGGCCTACACGCAGGAGGCCGGCCACAAAATCCTTGAAAAACTGGCCCATAAAGCGCCGGCGCTGATATTAGGGCGTGATGTACCAACTATCCTCATACTCGCAGACGTGCGGCCGCATGGACCGCCTAAACCGCCCGGAAACATCCTCTATCAACCCGCACCACCGAATCAAAAGCTGCTGAGCGCGCCCTGGCTCTGCCCGGCGGCCGAATTCATCGAGCCGGAGCCTACTGGAAATATAAAAATCCTGCTTGCCAAGCTGGCCCCGGAATGGGTCAAAGAAAACGGGTTCGATTATTATAACCGGATCCTTTGGCCAATCCTGACGGACAAGGAGCGCCAACAAGATAACCTGTTTGAAACCAAAAAATTCCGAATCCGCGTCAATTCAAACATCAATTTCACCTTAAAAATGAGGGTAAAAGCTGAATGGATCCAGCAAGACCTATGGGAATGCACCCAGCGGATGCCAAGATGGAGAGGAACATGGTAGAAAACGGAACAGACGATAAGGCGGGCGGCTACATTAAGGCGTACCGGAAATTCCAGAAAAACCCGATCTGGAACGACCCTGACCCCTTCGATAAGCGGAGTGCTTGGCTGGACATGCTCTATGAGGCGCGCTGGCATCCAACGCCGGCTGTGACCATAATAGGCGGGCATATTGTTGAGGTGCGACGCGGCGAAGTGGCCTATTCATGCAAGACTTGGGGAAGGCGCTGGAAGTGGGATCGCGATAAGGTAAGAAGGTGGTTTAAAACGCTGGAAAAGTTAGGACAAATTAAGTTGCTGCGCAACACTAAAACGACGCACCTAATTATCTGTAACTACGATCTTTACCAAGAATTGTGCGTAGATGATGCGTTGCTGGACGACTATGAAACGACGATGAGCCGCGTACGAAGTGCGTACGAGGTGCGTACAACAGAAGAAAGAGAAGAAAGAAAAGAAGGAGAAGAAGTAAATGGGGCTTCCTCACCTGATATGCTCAAAATGTTCCAAAACTCACATCCGTCCTGCCGGAAAATCGGGGAGATCCCCTTCTACGCTTCCATTGCAGCCTGCAGATCCAGTACGACCATGCCCGACGTGGTTGAATCAATCAAGGTTTTCTCTAGGCACATGGCCGGCGCCGAACTTAAGTATCCGTTGCGGGAATTCGAGAAGTATCTCCGCAAGTCCTATCGGATTCAGGTGGAGCGGGAACTCCGCAAAAAAAAGAAGGCGGCCGCCCAGGTGAAGAATATTGACACGACCAAACCGCCGAACCAGTACAAAGGAGCACGTAAAAAATGAGAAATATTGAAGAGCTGCGCATACCGCCCCATTCGCCAGAAGCCGAGCTAGCCGTCCTGCAAGCGATGTTTATAGATCCCGTCGGATCCATTGGAAAGGCGCAGGGAAAAAAACTGCGGCCGCAAATGTTTTATGACGCCCGCCATAAAATGCTCTGCGATAGCCTGTATGAAATGGCGAAAGACGGCCGCGGGATGGATGCCTTAACGATTACGGAATGGCTGAAAGACCGCAACGAAACAGAACGCATCGGCTATGATGTGCTTGCTTCGATTATGCAGAGCAACAGCCTGGCCGAAAACGTGGGCCCTTATTCTGAGATTGTCATTGAAAAATATCTGCGGCGGAAGGTCATTGAGATTTCAATAAATCTGATGGATGAGGCTTATGCCGGAGAAAAAACCGGTCAGGAGCTTGTGCGGGATATTCCGAGGTTGCTGGCCCCGATCATGTCCACCGGTGGCTGTCAGAAGACTAACAAGGAGATACTGGATGCCTGGTATGACCGAATGGTGGCCATTAAAAAAGGGGAGATAACCAACGGCCTTCCGCTGCCATGGCCGGCGCTCGATGAGTTAATGTGCGGTCTTGAGCCCGGTTTGATTATCGTCGGAGCAGAAAAAAGCGGCGGCAAGACGACCTTCGAGTTGAATTTATGCGATCACCTTGCCAGAAACGGCTGCCCAATCGGCCGGGCCGGTCTGGATATGAGTGTGGAGTCACTGCTTTGCCGCTCGGTGGTCCGCGAGGCCCGCATATCGTTGCCGCGGCTTAAACATGGTCATGCAAAATGGAATCAGATGGCAACGGTCAAGGAGTGCAAGAACCTGATTGCAACATGGCCTTATTACATCATTGAAAACGGCACCGTGTCTGGAATTTGCCAAGAGGCCCGCATGTTGAAAATCAAGCACGACATTCAGCTGCTAACAGTCGATTTCATGCAGCTGGTCGTCACGGACGACGGGCGCATCGACAGCAACATGAATATGCTTATGGGAGTGGTGACGCGGACATTCAAAGCCCTGGCATTTGAGCTTGATATACCTGTAATTTTGTTGAGTCAATTCAGCCGCGCCATAGCCCGGCCGAATGAAAAAAGACGCCGGCCGGTCCTCACGGATCTGCGGGATTCCGGCAACATTGAGCAGAATGCCACGCAGGTTATATTGCTCTCCAAGGCGCTCCCTGAAGATTTCCCCGCGATTGCATGGGATGAAAACGGAGAGGAAACGGAGTGGCTGACGCTCCCGCCGGAGGCTGAAAAGAAATATTACCGGCCGGTCATAGCGGATCTTGCCAAAAACCAAAACGGTGAAACCGGAGAGATTCCCCTGGTGCTGGCTGCTAGCTATTTCAGGCTGGACGAAGCGGGAACGGGCTATAAAACGATGGCGGCAGACCTACTCCGGTACGAGCGGGAAACGATTGATGAAGAGGCCCAGAGCAGCATACCCGGTGAGCGCGTCTGCGACGGGGATGATGATTTCGATGTGGAGTAGAACGATCCACAATGAGCCTGAGCGTTTAAACGGGATTTACGGGATTTACGGGATTTACGGGATTTACGGGATTTACGGGATTTACGGGATTTACGGGATTTACGGAATTTAGACGGAATTTAGACGGAATTTAGACGGAATTTAGACGGAATTTAGACGGAATTTAGACGGAATTTAGACGGAATTTAGACGGAATTTAGACGGAATTTAGACGGAATTTAGACGGAATTTATTAGAAGGAGTTGATTTAACCCGTCCGAGCCGTCCGGGAAAGGATAAATGCAATACTACTGGATAAATAAAGCGATGGAGAACGGCGGCGTTATGACGATTACCCGCCGGCGCCGCAAGGTCAAAGCCACCATGTACTGGAAACATGGGAAAAAAGTCCGCGGCCCGGAGAGCCACACGATCCCGGACGCACTTGCGGCGCTCGACCAGGCGCTCGGTGACGACGCGGCCGATGAAATGATCGAAGGGGGCGGTGTATGAAAATTGGCGATGTGTTTATGATCCAGTTCTGCGCTGAATTCGGAAGTTTCCGGGTTTTGCCGCTGCGGACCTGCGTAGACCTGGCCAAAAATGCAATGGATACTGGGGAACCGCACAACTGGGTCATTGTGGGTTATGCACACGATGAGGGTGATGCCCTGGCAAAAATGAAAGGCATGAGAAAGCCCCAAATCGAGCGCAAACAAGATGAGGGAAGTTAAGATAGGTCAGACGCCGGAGGAACGCTTGAAACAGCTGGAAGCGGCCTATATCGAGCTTTGCCACGATATGGGAATGCTCCGCGCCATCCTGGTTAGGGTACGGGAAGAGAACGCCAAAGAAACGGAAAAAGACAATGCCACCTAAACCGCAAACTCATCCGGTGATCAGAACGCCGCGTGTGGCCGATTTCTGGCGCGCGCCGGATGGATCAATACGGGAAAAAGAGGTTGTCAGAAAGCTATATGAACAGGCGTGCCAGAGCCGCGATGCCGCCATAATGCAAGAACAGCGGGATCCTATCCGCTATGGCTGGGAACCGCCGATCTGGAAGGTCTGCGATGCGCTGCTGGGTCTGCCGCTCTATGATTTGGCTTTTGCAGAAGAGATCGAGGCGCGCTTCGGGTGGGTGTGGGAAGAGTGGAGCGAAGCCATGCGCCTGAAGCTGCTGCATACATCAACCCGGCTCAAGGTACTGCTTATATCCGGCCCGAACCGTTCCGGCAAAACGGAATATGCGGCGAAACGCACCAATCAGATAATGAATGACTTTCCCGGCGAGATTGCCTGGTGCTATGCGCAGAACAATGACAACTCCATTGAAATCATGCAGCCGGCGCTCTATCGGCATTTGCCGGCGGAGATCCGCACCGGCAGCGACATTAAGAGCAAGACCACCTACATTAAATATTCTCAACACAATGGATTTACAGATAACCGCTACGTGCTGCCGAATGCCAGCCTGGTTTCACTGCGGAACTATTCACAGAAAGAGGAAACGCTGGAAGGACCAGCCCTTAAATGGGTATGGGGCGATGAGCTGATACCGCCTAATTTCCAAACGACGCTGGAGGGCCGCATTGGCGACCGCGACGGCTGGATGGTGGACACCTTCACGCCGATCAAAGGATGGAGCGCCACGGTAAATATGTTTATGTCCGCGTCGGAAATAGCCAAGTCATGTATTGCCTATCTGCTGCCGCTGGACACGCTCGGCCCGGATGAGATTCGCGCCTATGGTTTTCATAGCGCAGAGGAACGCGCGGCTTGCTGGGCTGACGATCCGCGCCGTACCCGGCCGGAAGACGTGCATTGCTGGTTAGAGGCGGCCGAATGAAAAACAAAAAAGGAGAAAAAAATGAGAAAAGTAACGCTCGAATCATTAGTTGAGATACTCACGGAAACCGCCCTCAGAGCCCGCGATTTAGAATGCGCGGAAGCGGAACTTCAGAAGAAGATTGGGGCTTTGAAGAAGGTCAATTCGGACATAATGGCTGATGTGCTGGGGAGTGAAGTTGAACTTAAGCAGCAGACGGAAAAAGCTGATGTGCTGGGGAGTGAACTGGCGGATTGCCGCCAGGAAATCAACAGACTCAAGAGTATCTGCCAGGAAATTCCCGACCTTAAGAATCAACTAAGCTGTGCAAAACGCAGGATTGCGGATGCGCCCAGGCTGCCCGCGCTCACGGACAATATCAACAGCGGTCTTGAAAGGGACAACGCGGTCTTAAAAACCCGCGCTGACGAATGGAGAAGGGAATATGCAGAACAGGAGCGTTTAAATAAAAAGCTGCGCCGCGACCTAGAAGCCGAGAAGCTCAACATCAGAGGGCTGAAGGAAACCCTTAAATCGCTGCGCATTAAAAACACTCTGCTAACGAAAAAGATGGTTAAATAGAAAACCATAAAAAAGGAGGGAAATGAAAAACCATAAATATTTTTCATCTGCGCTGCGTGAACTGCTTGCCGAAATCAAAATCACCCAGCGGGAATTTTCCAAGAGAATCGGGGTGGAGCCCGCCATGCTGTCGAAACAGCTGTCCGGCAGACGGACTTCACCTAAAACACTGCTGCAGGCTTGCGATCCCAAAAACCATGAACAGCGCTCTCGCGGGGTTGACTTGGCAGTGGCGGCTCTGAAGGATTATCGCAAGGAGCTGGGATATACGAAACAAGACATTAAGGTAATTCCCATTGACCTTGAAAGGTGTGCGCCGGCGTCACCAATACGGGAGAAAACGGTAGGGAATGTAAAAATTGTGAACACTTGGAAGAGGTGCGCCAACGGCACCAAGGCTATATTGTACCACTCGCCCTCATGGTGCCCCGGCGATACAGGAGAAAACGGCAGGGAATGTAAAAGTTGTGACTTCTTCGATGAGGCGATAGCGTACTTTCGGGATTGTGATAACAAGTTTGTTAAGCTGGACAAAGGGCCGTATGGTATCTGCAGGATAAACCCGCCGGTAGTTGGTCCGGCTCCTTGGCCGGAAATCGGTTGGGGGGATTGGTGCGGTAAATATAAACCACGAAAGGGAAGAGAAAATGAAGAATAATGAAGCCCAGGAAAAAGAGATCATCCAGCCGTTTAAAGGGATATGGCTGGAATCGGAACAGCACGCGGTAGCGCTGGCTATGCTGCAGGAAGATGTTAAGGAACTGCTCTTAACATGGAGCCGTGTTTTACCGCAGCTTGATAAGCTGGCAACGCGGGTTCTAATGGACGACCCTGAACGGGCAGTGCAAATCGAGGTCCGGCGCATGGCGGGCTTTTCATTAACGAATAAAATGGCCCGCGAAATAAATCAAGAGCGCAGGAAGATATTAGCCGTTATGTGCCAAATGCAAGACGCCCTAAACTCTATTAACTTTGATAATGTGACTGCCACTGAAGATTGAAATGATTAGTTTCCAGCAGTGGAAGGAGCAGAGGCTTTGGGAAAGGCCGGAGCGCATGAGCCAGCCGGCCCCGGAGCCTGGCCGTATGTTCGACCAGGCGCCGCGGGTGGTCCGGTGCTATGCGGACCACCGCGGAGTTGTGTTCTTCCAGCCGATGGACAACCCTTTCGGTAGTCCTGCAGCCGTGTATAACATATGGAAGACCAACACGGTCCGGGTGATTAGAGAGCGCCTGTATGGATGGGCAACGAAGACCTTTAGCGGGCAGTTTCCCGGATTCAGCCGGGAGCTGCATGTATTACCCGAAAGCCGGATCCCGACCGTCGGCACCAACTATCAGATGATCGACCCGACGCCTGGCGCGCGGCCGTTCTTCTTCATCTATCTGCGCATTTGCGGTGAAACAGTTTATGTGCTGTCGGATTGGCCGGCACAGGATCCGCCGGGCGCAGCAGACGTTCCTTTCGGTAAGTGGGCCGAGCCCAGCGGCAAGAAGGGCGGCATCAATGACGGCGATTTGGCTGATGCGGCCGATACTATCAAGTGGGGTGTCCAGAAATACGTGCAGGAATTCGCCAGGCTTGAAGGCTGGGACTTTGAAGAGGCCCGAACCTTCCGTGAACAAGAGGCGGAAAATGATGAGGCGGAAGAGAGGGATTATATGTATCCGCATCTTCACAAGGTAGCTTTGATCGAGGCGCGCAATCGCGGATATGACGAGGCCGATGCCGCGCTTCCGGGATCCAATGCCAAACTCAAAATAGAGCAGCGGGGCATAGATAGCCGCGCCGCCTCTTCGCCGCGTATCGAGAACGACCGCACTTCATCCTTGTATGAAATGCTGAAGGACTACGGTTTAGAAATGTGCCTGGCACCCGGCATCGCCATCGACGAGCGCGTGCAAATGACCAACACCCTGTTTGATTACGAAGAGAACGCAGAAGGCGAAATTATTGATCCGCCTAAACTGTATATCTCTGAGAAGGCGAAAAATCTGATATTTGCGCTTGAATACTGGACCGGTGCCGACGGGCCGAAAGGGGCAACCAAAGACCCCATTGATTGCCTGTGCTATGCCGCTTGCAAGATCATTTCCGGCGAGTGGTATGATATAACCGAGGAAGTAACGAAACAGGAGGAAGAATAGTGACTCGTAAACGTATGAACAACCGCTATTGGCGTGACTGGTATTCCAACTGGCATCCGAAACTGATTTTCTTCAAGATTTGGTGCGGAGGAATGAACTGGGAATGGCACATCTTCTTCATGGAACGTGTGGATAGGCGTTGTTATTTCCGCGTTTGTCCAGACGGGTCTTACCGCTTGGATTACTGTGAATATAAACGACGTGAAAAACCCAAGGAGGAAGGATAGATGGTTAAGCGACAAGTCACATACATGATCGGAGTTCGACCAAAAGGAAGCACAACCTATACACCTGTTCCTGATCTAGCGATCACGAAGTGGATAACTGCGTATGCAAATTTCTTTGCCACAAAGGATCGGGCTGAGAAAATTTGCAACCTGCTCAAAGATGACCGGCCACAGCTTGAGTTTGAAATATTCGAGTTCCGTCAGGTTGGGTATACCTGCTCTCCGGGCGGTGGGAGGATTGATTGATGTCTAAAAAACCCGATCACCTACAGCAGTACCCTACTGCGGATGAGCAAGAGCAATCAGATTGTGCTAAACGCACGATGGTTGGGAGGGGGGAACGCAAGGCACCACAATACGGGCGATTCTGGCCGGGAATGAACAGTAGGGACGAAACCGATCCGGTAACGATGAAACCTGTTGGCCGTATGTTGTCCGAAGGATTTGAAATGATGGACGACAACGATGTTGCCGACTAACCCAAGGAGGAATGATGAACTGTTTAAAAAAGAACGGCCATCTTGACGGATCACATTTCACAATATGGGTATGCATCATACTTGCATTATCTGTTGTTCCAATAATTCTGCTGTTTAGAAGCATTGGAGATGTTATCCGAAAAGGGCCGAATCATTTTGCCGACCCGTGGAAAGAAGCACTGGATTGTTTTAAAGATATATACCCAAGGAGGAAGGATGTACGAACACTATTTAAAAACTATAAAACCAAGCGCCATTGCCAGACAAATTCGCCACCGTTTATATAAAACACTAATAGGAGGTTCGACCAAAGCGTTGGAGTTTGGAATAGGATATGGGTATTTTCGCGACTACTGTTTCAATGAAGGAATAGATTATACCGGAGTTGATTTTTCCAAGGGATTAGCAGACTTGGCAGACATAGATACGATCATAACGCCAATACCAGAGGGGATGTCGCTTGTTCCTTATGGATATGATCTTATATTTGCAGAACACTTCATTGAACACATGGATGGACATGACTCCGTGATGAAGTTTCTTATTGGATGCAGGAAAAGATTAAATAATGGAGGAAGGATTATATTGCTCTACCCTAATATGAATAAACACTTTTGGCATGATCCAACTCATCAATATCCCACCAACAAAAAGCGAATTGAAAGGTGTTTAATTGATGCGGGATTTCATGTTATGGAAAGCGATGATTATGCTCATTGCCTTGTTGGTGTTTTTGATACCATTCTGATTAAACTAATTGGATATTTAATGCCCGCAAATTTGAGGGTATCATTACATTTTTGCGTACATTCATACACGAAAGGATTAGCGCAGGAAGCCACCAAGGTAGGAGAAAAATGAATGAGCTACATCTATTTGCAGGAGCAGGAGGAGGGATCTTGGGTGGAATGCTGCTCGGACACACCACCGTTTGCGCTGTTGAAATCGAAGAGTATCCAAGAAAAGTCCTCCTCCAGCGGCAACGTGACGGAATCCTCCCCAAATTCCCCATCTGGGACGATGTCACCACCTTCGACGGAAAACCATGGAGGGGAAAAGTTGATGTCGTGTGCGGAGGATTCCCCTGCCAGGACATTTCAGCCGCTGGCAAAGGTGCTGGCATCGAGGGCAAAAGAAGCGGGCTGTGGTCAGAGTTTGCAAGAATTATCGGTGAAGTACGACCGCGATACGCATTCGTGGAAAACTCACCAATGCTTGTGGGAAGAGGACTTGCCGTGGTCCTCGGTGACCTTGCCGAAATGGGGTATGATGCAAGGTGGTGTATTTTGGGAGCTGACGATATTGGAGCGCCCCATCGTAGAAAAAGAATATGGATCTTGGCCCTCGCCAACCTGCAACATGGTTTCGGGCGGCCCGAACCACAACAGCCCGCAGGTGATAGCCGGCAATCACGGGATCAATCTTCACGGCGCGGTTTTGAAGATATGGCCGACCGCATCTGCGCGGGATTGGAAGGACACGCCGGGCATGAGCCAAACCGGCACCAACCCGGACGGCTCAACGCGGAACAGGACAGATCAACTGGCGCGCGCGGTTTATGCCGATGGTGGCAAAACGACCCCGCAGAAGTTTCCGACCCCGAATGCGCGGGATTGGAAGGGCAAGCCGGGACCGAATGCGAATCAACGCGAATCATCCCTGCCGCCGGTTGTGGGGGAGGATGTAAAGACCGTGGGCAAACTCAACCCAGATTGGGTAGAGTGGCTTATGGGGTGGCCCATCGGGTGGACCGACTTAAAGCCATTGGCAATGGGCAGGTTTCAATCGTGGCTGCAACAGCATGGGAACTATTAGCAGAAAACGACCGGGCTGAGTTGATCGGCGAACAAACTCAAGATTAAAAACCGGCGTGGTCTAAGATTATCGGTGAGGTTATCAGAATTCTTGAGGAAGAACCCAAGGAGGGATAGATGAATAAAATGAGTACAGGCGATGACGCAACACTTGGAAATTACCGCAAGATGGCGGTTGCTGTTTTCGGGGAAGAAAGCAAAGCGGTTAAATTTTTGGACGACAAAATTACTGCAAGCCCAAGCGGTGAGAACGAAGAAGTGATTGCTGATGAGGGGCAGATGGTGAATTTGCTTGTAACGATGGCATTCAGTTAGACCAATAACAAATTAAAGGATCAACCCAAGGAGGAAGGATGAGACTTAAAGCATACTCAGTGACAGAGTGCCATGAAAACCAAGGCTTTATCTGTTGGGCTGAAAATCCGAAGGAGGCAAAAAAGCTCGGTATAGGCTCAGATGAAACCTATGGGGCCGACTACATTGATCTGCGATGCCGCAGAGCACCAGAGGCGGATGAGATGTATTACGGCAAAGCAATCTGCGATTGGTACACCGAAGAAGGTCAGCGGATATATTGGAAGCTCGGATGGTGGCTCGAAGACGGTCGCCAATGTCAGGGGTGCTACGACTGCTGGGAGTACGACAAGGTTCCAGAGTCGAGGCTAAACGATGATGGGTTGTGTTCTGTTTGTGCCAAGGAGCAACCCAAGGAGGAAGGATAGATGTCGCAATTAAAAGTAAGACTGGACAGGAAAACATTAAAGCGATGGGCGAAAAACTGTGGAGCAAAGCCCAAATGGTGGCATGGTTCCGAGTATATCCGTTCCTTATGTATTAACAAATTAAACGAGCACCACAAGGAGGAAGGATGAATAAGGAAATGATATTAAATTGGATATACGTCCACCCGCTCGAAACCGTCATTATCGGTGCGACGCTGGTGTTCATCGCCTGTATGCTGATCGCATTAAGGAAATGAAAAGCTCTAAATGATCGACGAACCGGTATTGATGAAACTAAGCGAAGTGAGGCAGCTGCTTGGCGTGAGCCGTGAGCAGGTTTACGGCATGTCTTCCCGCGATGAAATTACCGCGGTACCGCTTGGCCGGCAGATTTACTATTCACGCGATTCCGTAAAGCTGTGGATGAAGAAAAACGGAGTGGAAAAACAACAAAGGAGATACTGAGATGCAGATAATTATTAGCTTGTCGATATATGCGTGCATGGTGGGCCTGGTCTTCACCGCGCTTTATCTATTGAAGGTGAAACGCAGCCTTGAGCGCCAGCTTTATGAGGCATACAAACACTATTGCAGAATAGAGGATGAGTACGGCGCAATGGAAACGAACGAACTGTTTGAGGTCCTGGCGGTGGGAAGGGACGAGCCCTGGCTGCGGGCCGTGTGCCATATACTTCATAAAAACAGCTTGATCCAGGCTGAAATGGCCGGCAGTCCAGCCTTGGATTCTGAAATAAGCAAGGGTCATGCAATGGCCGCGGTGGCGATTGAAGACTGCAGCGACGAGCTGATACGGCTTACAGAGAAGGCACTTAGGGCTAGAGCCGGTCAGAAAGAGGATTTATCGGAAGCCTGATAATGCCGATCCGCAAAGAAATGAAAGCTCGCTACCCCTCGGATTGGAAGCTCAGAAGTTTCTTTGTCCGGTTCATCCGGGCCGGGGGTGTCTGTGAGGTCTGCGGGGCCGTACATGGGGAGCCGCACCCAGTAACAGGGTCGAAGGTGGTCTTAACGTGCGCCCATTGGTGGATCCACGAACCCGAAGCCTCGGATCTGCTTAATCTCAAGGCCGCGTGTCAACTATGCCACAACAGGCACGATGCGCCCATGCGAGCGGCCGGCCGGAAAAAACGGCGATGCCCGCTATAAAAAGTGTGTTTTGTGCGTTTTGTGTGGGTAGCATGAAGAAATAGTTGTTTTAGTGCTTGACAGATGATTTAACGAGGTCGTTGACGCCGTAGTGCGCAACGGCCTTTTACGTTTCCGGGCCTGTTTGAAGGAGGCGGGAATCCTTACATGCGAGGTTAAGCACATGGATAAAAAAGCAGAAAAAGCAATGAGTGACGCGGCTCATGCGAAAACGGACGACGCGGGTAAAACAGGCGGTTCAGAGCCAACTAGCTTTGATGATTTAATCAAAGATAATGCTGTTGAACCGGGGGTTTCTGAGCAGCCGGAAGCGGAAGAAACTGCAAGCGAAGCGGAAGAATCCACCGAGGAAGAATCCACCGAGGAAGAATCCACCGAGGAAGAATCCACCGAGGAAGAATCCGAAGAAACGCTTACAGATGAGGAACGCGCTCAGCTGAAGAAGACGACGACGGAGCGGATCGAAAAGAAGATCGGGAAGGCCCATGCAAAGCAGAAGCAAGCCGAGGAAAGAGCAAGTGCCGCAGAACAGGAGCGCGAAGAACTGGCGGGCCGTGTGGCCGAGCTGGAAACACGCCTTGAGGCAGTTGATGTTAATGCGGCCGCTGCAGCCAGTGGAGTCAGTGAGCTTTTTCTGATCGAAAACGAGGCGGCGCTTGAAAAGCGCGGCGATGAGCTAACCGCGTATGTCGATGCTCTGGATGGATGGATTGACGAAAATGAACCGGGTGAAATAATGACACTTGAAGACGGTAAAGAGTTCACCTATGCGGAAGTAAAGGCCAAGCGCCGGCACTTCAATCGCATGGTTGAGCGTGAATTGCCCAGGGCGCGGAAGATTTTATCCCAGCGCGCGAAAGCAAACGATACCGCCCGAAAATTGTATCCCGATCTATTTAAGTCCACTACCGCAGCTCACCAGGAAATGCAGACGCTATTGCGGACGGTTCCGGGCCTTCGTGCCCAGCCTGACGCGCGGCTGCTGATTGGCCGGATGATCGAAGGCCGGAAGCTGGAAAAGAAGGCTGCCACCGTCAAAGCTGTTGCAAAACCGAAACCGACTGCACCGAAACCCCCGGACACAGGATCTCCGGCCGCGCGAGCGACCGGCAGAGAGGCGCTGAAACATGACCCCAATAGAGTTAGAGAAACTGGCTCTTGGGATGATTTAGTATAGCGGAAAGTCCTTTTGACGATCCGCTTAAGGCATACAAATAGGAGATTAAAATGCCAGGAATGTTTGAAGCGGACCAAGCCGTACCTGTTAAGGATTACGGTGAAGAGTTGTACGTGGTGGAAAGCCATGAAGTACCTAAACTGCGCCTTATGGCCGCAGGCGATCCCATGACTCAAATGCTGCAGGATTGGGAAGCAGAAACCCGCGGCCGCATTGCCTTTACCGGTGTTGCGGACGGTGCGGACGTGACTGAATACAACAAGCAGGCTCAGTTGCCGTTGGTTGCCTATGGCACCCACCAGCGCGAATCCTGGAAGGTAACGAAGGTTGCGGGTAAAACCCCGACGGCCGGCGTGAAGAACCAGGTCAAGCACCAGCGCAAGGAGGCGCTTAAGCGCTTGCGTGAAGCGATGGAGCGCTCAATCGGCGGAACCCAGGAAATGCAACGCGGTACTGCCGCGGTGGGTTACAACCATCGTGGAGCGTTTGCGTGGATCAATGATGCCCTGCAATCCGTCCAGACGGTTGATGACAGTCTGAAGACCGCGGCGGGTTGTATCCATACCGGAACCCTGGCGGCTCTCACCGCCGCGGTTTTCGAGGGTATGGTCCAGGCGGCCGCAACCCAGGTTGGCGCCGCGGTGAATCTGAAAGGATTTGCCGGCCCAGCACTGAAATCCCACATGAGCGATTGGACTCAGAAGCTCACTGTAACCAGCACCGAAAATGCGTTGCAGAGTTTCAATATCGCTGCTTCCGAAAAGCGCCTCTTGAAGATGGTCAACACCTTCGAGTTTGACGCTGGAACGGTTGAAGTCATGCCGGACTATAATCTGGCGTGTGATCCCACTACAGGCGCAGACACGGTTTACACTCCGTTATCCGGCCTGTTCTTGGAAATGAGCCGGTGGACCAAGCGCTACATGCAGCAAGTAACCGAGTTCGAGCTGCCGGATCTAGGCGGCGGCCCGCGAGGCTATGCCGACGTGATGTGGATGCTAAAGTGCGGTCTGCCAGCCGGGCAGTTAGTGGCTTATATCAGCGCCGCAGCGTAAACCTTTCGGTTGATGGGTCGGCCGAGTGGCCGGCCCTGACCGATTTTAAAAAACCTAAATAGGAGAGTAAAATGCACAAAAAACTGATAATCGGAATGCTGGCGGTGCTGGCATTGGTGGTTTGCACGGTAGATGCGGCCACAACGGTGAACCCGCAACGGCTCGGAATTGAAGAAATGGCGTCCCACATGGGGGCGAATTTCCTGGTTGAAATCTCGTATGCGGACTTTACGCAAACGGCAACCAACAACACCGAGGAATTTACTTGGGACATTGCAGCCGGGCAGGGCTTCACGCTGCTGTACGCCGAGGTGGTGCAGGAATTCGTCGGATCAACAACCAACGGTACCGATAACATGGCGGTGATTGTTGGCGATGATGCGGATACCGACCAATTCCTTGTGTCTATGAAAATGGCGACCGAAGAAACGGAGGTGGTCGGTAAATTCGGCACAGGCACGGCAGACGGCGTGTTTTATGAAGCCGCGGATACCATTGACTTCCTTTTCACGCCAAATCTCGACCGCGCACCAGCCGCATTTTCCGCAGGGAAAGTACGCTTTTGGTGTTTTGTCGTTGAGTAGTTGACGGTTGCACACAATAGAACAAGGGGCAACGGTGCCCCTTGTTTTCCCGTACCCACCATGAATGTAAAACCCTATACCCTCCAGCAGTTGCGCGCCGCTGAAAAGCGGAACATAGAAGCGGCCAAGCTGCGCGGCACCAGCGCGAAAATAGGCAAAACCGGCCGCATGACGCAGCAGATTGACGAAGTGGCCTGGTTTAATGCCGTAAATCAAAACGGCGGCGTGGATGCAAGCGGCAAAACCATCATGGATTGCCCTGAGTATCGCCGTGACATGGCGAAGCGCCACCCATTTACTGTTGTGGCCGCAGAAGACGCCGGTTCCACCGTCGGACCTTATCTCGGCCAGGCCGCAGAAAATTTCAAAGCCATTTTCGGAGAGAAGAGCCATTTGGACGGCAAAGTAACTATTCATGCACCAAAGGAGTAAACTATGTCTTATCCCACTGTTCAGTTTGACAAGGTATATAAAGAGGTGCTACGCGCCACCGGCCGGCCGGAAACCCTTATTGCCTTACTAACCGCCGCCCAGCAGGAGAACATCGCGGAACTCATTAACGAGCAGCTGGCGGAATTCTTCGAGGAAGGCTTTTGGCCCGGCACCTATGAAACCGAGCAGCGCACCATTGACGCGACCGATAAATACATTCTCAAAGCGGCATCCGGGGAAACGGTCATTGGACGAATTGAGCCGGAAGAGTGCTTTTTCGCGGATGAACCCCAGCCGGGCAGCCTTAAGGATGTTTTGGGCCTTGTGGAAGACCGCGGCGACCGGATCGTGTGCTTTGATGAAGATTGCCCCGCGCAGCCGTGGATTCGCTTTCAGATCCCGCCGCCCCAGTTTACCCGCTCGGTTTATTCGGACGCCACCACCTATGCCCTTGCGCAGTTGACCTATGACGAAACAACGGGCGAATGCTACAAGTCGCTGCAGGCAGCGAACCTTGATCATGCTGTTACTGAAACGGCGTGGTGGGAGAAGGTAAACTTTCCGGCGTTGGCTGAAACCTACATAAAATGGTCCGCCAGCAGTGAATGGATGAGCATAGACGACGGAAAATATCAGCAGATGGAACGCGCGAACCGCGTGCTAGATCGCCTGGTTGACAAGCATTTGCCGCGTCTGCAGGTAGGCAGGTAACTGAAGCATTATTGGAGCGTACTATGGAAATTGAAACGATCAAAGGCGATGGCGGCCAGCGCAAAATGCCGGCCCCGACACTGGCAGAACTTAAAGAAGAGGTGGCCGCTTTGGCCGATGCCCAGGAAAAAGGATCCTTTTACAGCGAGGCGGCCAATGTCCGCTTCTGTATGTGGGAAGGCCAGAGCGACGACGGCCTGATGCACGGCGACCACTATACGGGAGAGGTAGAACCCTTTGACGGTGCCATTGATTCCCGCGTCCGCGATGTTGACCTGGTTATAAACGACGAAGCAAAGTTGATGGTCGTTGCCGCCATGAAAGCCCGGCTGACCATTACGGATCCGACCGGCGAAAATGCCGCCGGAGCCGCAAAGATGCAAAGCGCGCTTGAATATTACCTGAAGCGTAAAATCGGCTGGCAGTGGTTTATAGAACTGAGCCGCTTAGCAAACTTCATGCTGGGCGACAGTCCCGGTATCGGATTTCTGGCGGCTAACTGGGTTACTGAGGAAGCCGTCGGCTATGAAGAGCTGACTATGGAAGAGATCCGCCAAATGTTCATTATGGCAAGTCTGCGGCCGGACGAAGGCGAAGCACCGATTGAGGATGAACAGGTGTTGCGCGCCAGAGTGGAAGAGATCGGGGCCATGTTCACAGAAGCCGTTATGAATCCCGAAACCCCGCCGGATGTGCTGGAGGCCATGATTGCCACGATGTTCCCGGAACTCAAGCCAGGCCGCTTGAATAAAATGGCTAAAAGCCTCTTGAAACAGGCGCGCGCCGGTTTGGCTAATCCGATTGTGGACTTCCCGAAGAAATATATCCGCCGCGACGAGCCGATTGTTCGCGCCGGCCGGCTGGGAGAGGATTATTTCCTGCCGTCTGATGTGCGTGATTTTAAGGAAACTCCCTATTATTTCATGGTCTATAATCTCACCCGAACCGGCGTTGAGGCCAAGGCCATTGAAGAGGATTGGACGGATGCCTTTAAAACGGCCGTGCTGGGCATTGAGGGCAGCGACGGGCTGAAGGGCAACTTTGTCTTCCGGCGCTACGGCAAGGACAACCAGGGCCGAATGCGGACCGTTGACGATGATACGGTGGCACACCGGTATCAGGTTATTACCGCCGTTTTCAAATCCATAAACGACGACGGCGCGCCGGGAATCTATTATCTGACCTTCCACCCGGAGGTTCCAGATGCCGCGAGCGATATTCACCTGGTAAACTATAAGCATGGAAACTACCCCGCGGTGGCCTTTGCGCGGGAATATATATCCAATGCGCTCCTGCAAAGCCGGGGCGTGGCGGATGTATGGGGTGCCCAGCAGAATCAGCGCAAGAAACTGCATGATGCCGGCAGTAATAACGCGCTGCTCGCCGGCGTTCCGCCGGTATTGAGCAAGAACCGCCGCGGTGCAAGCCGGGCCTGGCTCAAGCCGTTTAAAGAGGTGGCCCTGCGCCGCGACGGGGATCTCAAGTATATGGATCCGCCGAAGTATCCGACACAGATCCGGGACCAGCTCGAAAGCCTGGCCGTGGACCGGGACACATATTTCGGCCGGCGCAACGAGAAAATTCCAAAGGAAGCCGCCGATTTGTATGAACAATATACGGTACTCGGATTTATGGGCGGTATTCGTGAAGTGCTGGTCCAGCTCATGCAGCTGATCCAGCAGTTTTCCGATCCCGACACACTAAGTCGGATCTCAGCGCAGAGCGGCGACCTCATCCGCAGCCGTGAGGAAATCATGGGGCAGTTTGATCTTGATTTGAAATTCAATCCGCGGTGGATGGATACTGAATATTTGGCTGCTTACGGGGAGATTATAAACGGTTTGGTTGTCACCCTGGACCGCGACAAGACGATTAACACCAGCCCGATTGCCCAGCAGATCCTTTACGCCCTGGATCCCGACTTGGCGCCGTCTGCCATCCGCGATGAGGGCACGGCCCAAACGGAAGAAGTCCGCGACGAGCAGGACATATTCGTGCGGATCGCCGCCGGCATTGAGCCGGAAATGGACGAGGATCCGAATGCCAAGAATTATGCGCTTCGGCTGCAATGGCTTGAGAATCAGCTACAAGTCAGCCCGGCCTGGCAGCAGTGGCCGGAGATCAACCAGGAGATTCTGCAATCGCACGTAGCCAACTATCAGCAGATGGTGGCCCAGCAGGAAAATGCGCGGACCGGCCGCAGCGGGGTTGAGAGTGTAACCGGCATGGTATAGGAGGGAAAGCTGTGAAGAAAATTACAATAGGAATGCTTTTGCTGGCCGGCTGCATGTCGGCCGCGGCCGAGCTTGAAATGTTCACTGAAACCGGCCCCGGATCCGTCGGCATCATGCGCACGAAGATAAACGCGGGTTTTGCGCAGGTTAATTCAAACAACACAACGCTGCTTGTGAGCGATTATGCCTGGATCAGCAACCTGGTCGATCATACCGTTTGGCGCTACTCCACCCCCGGCGATACCAACTCGGCGGTGGAAATTTATGTTAAGCCTAATCTGGATCTCGGTCCCGAAGGCGCACTGGCCGTGAAACGGGTAATTTCGCCGGATCACTCGGATGATGTACGGGAGTTTATGGTGCTGGTTGCCGAGGGCGGTGCCAACATAGAACTGTATGGTCGATCGGCAACAAATTCCCCCGCTTGGACTGACGGCGCGGCAATAGTAGACGCCAGCACGTTCATGGTCCGCGACGATGGAGGCTGGGCGAATAAAACCGTGAATTTTCCAAAAGGAAACTCTGATACCGATTCCGCTGTAAACCGGCTGGTGATAAACTCAAATGGTGTTTCGGTCGGATCGTCGAGCGTGGTGGAGTACCCTTTCCAGGTTAAAAACACGACGTGGGACAATCCTATTGCCCTGTTGGTAGACACCAACGGCAACGTATGGGTTGCCAACACCAGTAATCATACCATCTATGCCTACTCGACCCCAGGCGATACCAACTCCGCACTGGAAGTTTATTTGACCCCTACCCTTGATCTGGGTGCGGAGGGATTTTTACAAGCGCGCAACATTGTTGCAGCTGACCACGACGACGCAACGCGCGAATATCTTGAGCTGGCCGCCGAGGGCGGGGCGCAAGCGCGGTTATATGGTCGTTCCGGCACCACTCCGACTTCGACTGATGGTTTGATGGTGCTGGATGCCAGCGGCCTTCTTATCCGTGAAGACGGCGGCTGGCTGAACTTTGAAGACGACTACCCGAAGGGCGCTGCTGCTTCTGATACTGTGACCGTGAGGGTGAAGATAGATGAAACCGGCGCATCGTTTGGTAATACAAATACAGTAACCTACCCCTTTCAGATATATGATGATGCTTGGTCCGATCCCTTTGCCCTATTTGTAGACACTAACGGAAATTCCACCGTGGGAGGGGCGCTATCCGCGCCAAGCGCCACCTATTCATCTGGAAACAGCGTGCTTAACGCGACCGCATTGGACACCCGTTTCCAGAATGCCTCATCCGGTATATCCATGACACTTCGTACCCGCAAAGACTATCAAAACCCAGGATTCAAGCGGATCGAAGCAGATGAATCTGTAAGCTGGATGGCTTCCTTATGCCATGATGAAACTCTCACCGTGGCCGGTTACTCGGACACAGATGCCAACGGCCTCTATAGCTGGTATGCGGACACCGCGCCCAACGGAAGATACTACCGCCGAACCGCCGGGGGCAAAACGTTTCAGATTTCCGGCGACTATTCTGCCAACGACGCCTGTTATCTTGAACGTGTTTTACCAACCCAAGCAAATCTATCTAGTTCCGGCGTTGACACCTACCCTTATGAGGGAACCTACTTTCCGCCCCGTACCGGCTGGTCCGCCGGCGTGACTGTCACTTATACCGGCAATTTCGATATAAATGCCCGCTGGTACTTCCGCACCCTTAAATCAACCACTGCGCCCACAGACGACGGCTGGGAAGAGTTTAACGAAGCGGATTTCCTATTAGGGCTGCCCAGCGCCCAGGCGATTGATTATACCCGCTGGAAGTGCGTTCCGTCTGCTGAATCTGGACTGTCCCAGGACGACGACCTCACCATGTTTTCAGGATACCGGCGCGCCACTTCTCTATGGGAAAAATACGGAATGCGCTGGCAATCCTCTTATTACAATTACGTGAAGATGATCCCCGTTGAGGCTCAATCGGAAGGAAATTAAACTATGAAAAAACTGATTATACTTTGTCTGATCCTGGCCGGCACCGGCGCCTTTGCGAGTGTGCGCTCTGATTATGAAACAGCCTTACAGGCATACATGCTCAATGAATCACCGGCGAACCTGACGGTTTTGCAAAGTGCGACATCGGCTTATATTTCCCTGGGGACCGCCAGGCTGATCAATCCGGCGGTATCTGCCATGGATCGTCTTATCGCCTTTAACGGCGTGCTGGATGTGATAGATGAGCCCTGGGTCAGCACGGCGGATCTTCCGGCGCTGGAAGGCCAGTTCTATACGAATGTCGTGCTGATGGCCATAGATTACCCGGAACCGGAGCTGCCGGGTGCGGATGCCAATATCAATGCGGCCGCGATTTATGCGCATATCCACTTGAATGCTGCTTCTTATCCAGAGGCACACACCTATTTTGTGACGGATCGAAACACGCGGCTTATTCAAATGGTTGTTAATGACAGTCTTCCCGCTAAGGAGCGGCTGATAGCGTTCCATGCGTGCGTCGTCTATCAGGATGATGGCGCCTTTACCCCGCTACAGTTATTCCGGGCAGCTGCTAACTTCACCATGGAAGATCACCCGTTTTATGATCGAGGAAACCGAATTGCTAATATGCCTGATGGCACCACACAAATATTTACGTGGCTTAAGCAAAATCAGGACTTGGATCCGGTAAAATATGAAGCCTGTAAAGCATACCATCTGGCGCGATTAGAAAACGACCGTTCACTGGATTACCTGGTGTACTTCAGCGAAATGGAATTTATCGCCGGCAGCCCGGCCTGGATTTATCAGAACCAGGTTGCGGCGGCTTTGGGTGCCAATGACCTGCCGGCCGCCAAGGCCGCCTTTGGCGCATTCTACGCCGCGGAACCGAAGGACCACCGGCAAATCGCAAGACTCATCAGACAAGCCTTTTCACAGG